GATGATTACTTTAGCTACAGCTACTTTGACTTTGCCTGTGGAAGTTTTTAAAAACTATGACAAGGCTCAATCGTCTCTTGATTTTAATGTTTCAATAACTGGGAGAACTGGCGATTCTTTGTGGGATACCGCTAAATGGAACAACACTGATCCTGCTTCTGGTTTTGAAGCTGTTTGGACTGGAATACCTAACGATTTGATTGCAGATATCAAAAGATTACCGACTCTTGGGACAGCAACGTCTGTAAGTATGAAGGTTTTTGGTCCTACTACCAATAACACGTGGGAAATAAATGCGCTTGCATTTACTTATGTTCCCAGAAGGATGAGATAAATGGCTGAACTAGACCCACCAAATACTTTTACGGCGGGAACAACAATCGTTGCTAACGATATGAACACTAATTTTACGCATATTAAAACGTGGGCTAATGGCACACCCACTCTGTCTACTACTGGTTCACTTACCACTATTAGTGGGACTTTAAGTGTTCAACAATTTGCCAGTTTTTATTCAGGGGCTTACATAGGTCTGAACTCTTATCTTGCTTTTGAAGGCACATCGGAAGATGCTAATGAAACACGTTTGCAAGTTGTTAACCCCACTAACAATGACAACATCATTGAGCTTCCTGATGCAAGTGGGACAGTCGCGCTTCTTACTGACGTTATAAGTCCAAATAGTTCAAACAATATTTTGGCTACCTCGATTTTCAATTAAAGGAAAGGCAATATGGCAACATATTCAAAAGTAAAGCTGAGTACAAGTGCAGAAGGACAACCAACTCTCAGTACGAGCACATCAGCAGGTTCACCAACGACCATTCATGATACAACGACAACAGCTACGACACTAGACGAACTTTGGCTCTATTGTTCTAACAGTCATTCGGCTGACGTAGAACTCATTTTGTTCTACGGCTATGATTCCGCTGGTTCAGTTCCAACTGCACCAGCTAACACGCTGTATCAAACAATAACAACTAAAGCAGGGATGACATTAGTCATCCCAGGATTAGTTCTTGCTAATGATGGTACTAATGCAACAAGAGTTTCTGCTTATAGTGCCACTGGTTCTGTTTTGAACTTGTGGGGTTACGTAAATAGAATAACTGCTTAAGAGGTCTTATAGTGTTTCGACAAGATAGGACCAACCCTAGTTCTGCGGTTTCTACGTGGAATGGTCGTAAGGATTTGCCGAGGGCGAATCCGTCTACGGCTGTTTCTGCGTGGTTGAATGGCGGTTTGGCTGGCGGTGCTGCTATACCGATTGCATACGGTGGAATAATGACCCAGTATGAGGATTCTGGTACAACGTATCGTGTTCATGCTTTCAGGGGTTCTGGTACGTTGACTGTTGTTGGTGGTGGCGATGTTGAATATCTGATAGTCGCAGGCGGTGGTAGCGGCAGCACAGTAAATAGTGCAACCGATGAACTAGGTGGCGGCGGTGGTGCTGGAGGTATGTTAACAGGCACAGTCGCTATTGATACTGCTTCTTCTCCATATACTATTACTGTTGGAGTCGGCGGTGTGAATGGAGGAGTCAACAGCGTGGGTACTAGCGGCTCTAATTCGTCTGCTTTAGGTGTGACTGCTACAGGTGGCGGTTTTGGTGGTGGTACTGGTGGTGTTGCAGCCGCTGGCGGTTCAGGCGGTGGTGGAAAATCAGACGCTGGTGAAGCGGGTGGTGCTGGCACAGCGGGACAAGGTAACGCTGGAGGTGCAGGTTCTAGTAGTGGTGGCGGTTCAGGCGGCGGCGGCGGTAAAGGCGGCGCTGGTGTCGCTGGTTCGGGTGGCAACGGTGGCAACGGCGGCACAGGCGCAACTGGTATAGGAACAGGCTCTACAACCCCACTTTATGCAGGTGGTGGCGGTGGTGCAGAAGCGTCAGGTGGCACGGGTGGCACAGGTGGATCTGGCATCGGCGGTGTCGGAACCAGAACTACAACACGTATTGGTGCCATAGTTAACACTGGTTCGGGTGGTGGCGGTTCAGGCTATTCCGCTTTGGCTTCTGACGGCTCTGCTGGTATGGTTCTAATCAGATATGCGGTGGCATAATGACACAAACAATAAATACTGCCGCACCCGCTTATCTAGATCAATCAACTAATGTTCTCGCTGATACCGAGGCGTGGGTTCCTTTAATAACTACTGTCGTTTCAGGAACTTCAACTAGCAATGTTCAAATGCAAAGTTCCACTGGTGCTAACGACTGGTCACAATACATGGATCTAGTCATAGTAGGTTATGCGAGAAGTCATGGTACTGGTGGTACTGTAAGCATGACTTTAAATAATGATACAACAGCAGGCAGTTATGAAATACAAATTTTACAAAGTAACGGAGCGGCTGTTTCTTCATATGCTCAAAGTTTAACTAGCGCAGATATTGCGACTGTTGCTAGATCAAGTGACGGGGCAAATATTTTTGGAAGTTTTATTTGCACCATGTTTGATATAAATTCAGGAAAATACACTACTTTGCAAAGTGGTCGAGCGAACAACATGCAAGGTTCTGGTAGCCCAAACATTGTTGCTTTAACTAATGGTGTTTGGGAAAATCAAGCGGCGGTAACTGAAATAGATTTATTTATTAGTGGTCATAATTGGGCGGCTGATTCACGTTTCGACTTGTTCGGTGTTCTCCCAAGGATGGTGACAGCATAATGGCTATTATGGAAGCAATCGCAACACAGTATCTAGAAGCCGATGCGGCGTCAGTAACGTTCTCGTCTATCCCTGCGACGTATGAGCATTTGCAAGTACTTGGATCGAATCGGGCAGCGGGGGCGTCTACTGGTCAGGCTTATTACATTGAACTTAATGGAGACAGTTCGTCAGTTTACGCATCTCAGGTCATAAGATCACACACAAGTACTACTGGAGCAAACGCTTTAAATAGTACAGCGTACATTCAAATTTTTGACGGCATCCACGGTTCTTCAACTGACGCTAGTGAATATGCAACAATTAAGGTGGACATTTTGGATTATGCAAACGCAAACAAAAATACAAGTGTCTTGTTGAATGGCGGTCAGTCGATTAGTAATAGTAATAAAAGGCTTTTTTTTGGTGGCGGTGTGTGGGATGACACGGCGGCTCTTACACAAATAAAATTTACGCCTTCTAACGGAAACATGAGGCGTGGTTCTTCGTTCACACTATATGGGATAAAGAGTTCATAATGGCTGTTTGGAATGTTGTAAATCATCAAGAATTAAGCAGTGGTGCTGCTACTGTAACGCACGGTTCTATCGCAGGTTCATACGATCATTTGTATGGGGTTATTAGCGCCAGATCAGATCAAAGTGCTTACTATACAGGAATGATGATTCAGTTTAATAATGACACAGGATCTAACTACAGTTTCACTGATGTGCAAGCCTCTACTGCTACACCTTCTTATTTTCAGGCTAGTAGTCAAACACAAATTGGTTACCCTCCTATTCCTGCTGCATCTGGTTATGGGGATATGTTTGGCGTTTGTGAAATATGGATTCCTAATTATGCAAATACTTCTAATTACAAACAAATAATAATCAATTGTGTTGCACCAAATCGTTCGACAACCAATTCACAGTGGGAAGTAAAAGCCACAGCAGGGCTTTGGGCTTCTACCGCCGCAATTACTGAAATAGATTTCACCTTGAATGGTGGAGATGATTTTGTGCAATACAGCAGTTTTACACTATATGGAATAAATGGAGCAGCATAATGGCAGAGCCAAGATATAAGGTCGTGAACGGTGAATACATCGAACTCACGGCTAAAGAAATACAAGAACTGGAAGATAGACGAGCGGCAGCGGATCTCGATTTCACTTTCATTAGGGCGCAGCGTGACGCATTGTTGCGTGATTGTGACTGGACTCAGATAGCAGACGCTGGTTTGGGCGCACATACCGTTGAGGAATGGGCGACATACAGGCAAGAACTACGTGACCTACCTAGCAAACACAGCAAGGTGTCCGAAGTTGTTTGGCCTGATGATCCTCCTACAGCAGCAGAGGAAGCAGCGAAAGCAGCCGAATAATTAGATGAACGACATTACAGACATAAAACGAATAAATGTCTAGTACTTCTTTTGTTTATAAACCGACTCACCGAATGGTGGGACAGAACAGTCTTTCTATTGAGTATGAATTAAGAAAAGTCAGTCAAAAGCTGGCTGAAATAGACGCAAATATTGATGCTGCTTTTTTAGGCATCTTTGGGAAAAGGGATTAAATGGCTGGAATAAGATACAACGCTTCTCAGTACGGGTCGAGTATTGGTGATGAGCAGTTAACTGTAGATGGGACTGCTCGATCTTGCACGATTCCCACTGGTGCGATAGCTGCAATGGTTACTAATGGCGCTGAACCTATAAGAGTCAGATGGGGTACCCCCACTGCTTCTGTTGGTCACTATTTGAATCCTTACAGTGTCATGGATTTGTACCAAGACGATATGACTGATGTGAAGTTCATTAGAACAGGTTCGTCGTCTTCTGATATTCAGATTACGTACTTTGGATAGGGGTTGTTGTGAGCGTACAGAGGATCAATCAGCGTATTACTCAGGGGCAAACTGGCGACATTTCGGATGTCAGTGCTGGAGTTGCTCTCAGCGGAGGTGGATCGGAGGGAGCAGTTGTTTTAAATGTTGTTGTGGATGCTGTCACTCTTGTCATTGCGGGACAGGTTTTTAATTAAGGAACGTTTTGGTTTTCAATATAAATTACCCTTCACAATATGGGCCTACAGCTCAGATGGGGAACATGTCTTCGGCACGCCCCAGTGATCGTAAATTTAATGTTCCTGATTTAAACAAGCCACCTAAGAAACCGAGTGCGCCTAATTGGGCTGCTATTAGTGAAGCTATTAAAGGCGTGTCTAATACTGCTGATAAGAACATGTTGCGGCAGTCAGCAGCTCCTATGGTTCCAAGAAAAAGTGTGGTTGATCGTGCAGTTGCTAATACAAGTAACACTGCTGATAAAAACATGCTTCGTCAATCGCAGGCTCCTATTGGAGATTCTATTAACAGCAGGTTAAGCAGGGCTCTTGCGGCTATTAGTGGACCTATGGCTACTGCTGATAAAAACATGTTGAGACAATCTCAACGACCTGTTACAACTGCTCCTGTTGTAGATTCTGCTGATCTCAAATTTATGCCTCAGCTTCCTTCTTCAACAGGAAGTACTGCTTCTTCTTACGATATGGGTGTTCCTAATAACACTAATTTGTTTGGTTATGACCCCACTCCTGCTGCTCCTTATATAGATCCTGCTGACATTAAATTTTTTCCTGGTCTTGATGGGGCGCCTAGTTCTTTTGATTTAACTGCTCCTAATAATGAAGGTTTGTTCGGTTATCAAGGTCCTGAAGAAACAGAAGATTTATCAGATGAAATTATTTCGATCTTAGATAATGATGAATTAACTATTGACGATCCGTTTGCTGGGTCAGGTTTCGATTTTGGTGATGGTTTTGGCGGTGCCAGTGGTTCGGGTGGTGCAGAGTTTTTTGGTGAAGGCGCCTTTGAAGGCGGCTATTCGGATCTTGCTAGACAGTATGCACGTATAAAATATGCTGCTGATGCTCTTAAGAGAGACAAAGCGAGAGGTGAGACTGATATCGCTAGGGCGTATGATGCCGCTTTAAGAGCGTTGCCTGGAGTGTATAACTCAAGGGGCGTTTTAGACAGCGGTTTGTTTGATCGTGGTGGAACAGAGTTGTATGAACAATATTACGGCGAGAACTATGGCATGTTGCCAAGGTTTGTCGCTGATATTGATGAGCAGGCTAATTTAGTTGATTTGTCTGAGTGGGATGCTGAGTCGGGTTATGCGATGGGTGGTTTGGATGCGTTGGCTAATCGTGCGAGGCAGTTAGCTGAAGCGACCACTAACACGGAGGGTTTCATCTAATGGCTAATGGTAACGAAATAGATATAACTCGGAATGATCCCAATTTTTCAAAAACAAAAGAATTTAATTTGGAAGGTCCTATAGGTTTAGACAAATTAAAAGCTATTAATGCTGCCATGCAAAGTGGTTCAGATGGGCGGAATTGGTTAGATAAGCTTTACGACCGAGGAACTAGTTTTTTACAGAGTCAATGGGAAGATTCACCAGCGAGGCAGATTTGGAATTATGACTTTGGTGGTCCTGATACTCCCGCTAGTCAAATATTAAATATTTTAGACCCTGTTACAGATGCAACAAATTGGACAGCTAAAACTGCTGCTGGGTATCCAGTTACAGTAATGGAAGATCTTTTAAACCTTCCAGAAAGACTCGTCACTTCTCCAGATGAATACACTCCTCGTTTTCAAAATTCTTTTGGTGGGCCAAGTACTTTTAACAACACTAAAGATTCTTCAGTGAATGTGGGAATGTCAGGTGAACGCGATGCGGCTGCTGCTGAAGAATTAGCGATGCTTAAAGGTTTGGTTGATACTGCTGGAATCAATAAGAAACCTGCGGTTGAGACACCTCCGACAAGCTCCGAGCTGATGGCTGACCTCATATCTAAACAAAGTGAACAAGCTAGAAACATTTTTAATGTAGAAACTCAACGTTTAGTTAATGCAGAAATAACTGCGGGTAACCTCGTTCAACAACTTGAAGATCTGAAAACTGCGGGAATTACGGGTGCTGCTAAAGCTCAAAGAGAAGCGTTGCAAAAATTTGAAGAAACACGGTTAGCTCGCATAATAGCGCAGGAAGAACAAACCACTAAACAGCTTAAAAGTTTAGAAGCTGCTCGCGTTGAGCAGCAAGACCGTGTGCAGGATAAAGCTAAGACACGTGTTGATGACATGTTGAGTAATTACGCTGAAACTGCGGCAGAAGCGTTAGCTAAGTTGAATGAAACTGGGGCTGAAAACATTGGCCCTATAACGCCTGCTGTTGGCGGCAACACTGAAAGCACTTTGATGGCTTTGCAAGGCGGCTCTCAACAAGATGTGTTTGATATTTTAGCTGATGCTTCAGACAATGAAGCTATTAACAGGGCTATGAAACTAAGCACTATGTATGACTCTGCTGAAAACCAGTTGTCTGACAATATTTTCAACGCTTTAAATACTGTCAATACTGAAGAAAGTGCTGCTTTGCAAAATTTAGCTGAAGCTATTTTGATGGGTGAGATAGCTCAATCTGAGATTACTGCTGAGGGTATGAACGCTGCTGAGGATGCGTTGATGTCTACTTTGAGCGCTAACGAATTAGGTGTGTTGCAAGATGAAATATCTATGGCTGCTGCTTCTGAGCAGACAAGTGCTTTAGCTCCGATTATTTCAATGATGATGGGAACACAAGTAGATCCGAACACTTTGGGTCTTATTTTGAATAGTCCTTTAGCGGATCAGTTTATTAAATCTCTTTTCAAAGATTCTCAAGATACAGGAATAGACGTTGATCTTGCTGGTCTTGATTTAGGCTTCGAGGGCATTTTGCCAAATGCCATCCAAAATCTTGCTGACCTTAAAACTTACCGTGAAATAGAACAGTTGGGTTAAATGGCTTCTCTGAAAGAAGCTTTAGCTGCGATTAACGCTGCTGGTACAGGGTCAGTTGCTAAAACTGTTGGCCCTAAAGCCGCTAATAGAACAGTAGCTTCGTTTGCTCCGAAAGAACCTAGTGGTGATATTAATTTCGCTGGGATCTTAGGTGATCTCATTGATGTTATTGACACACCTAGAGCTGCTATTGCGTCCACTGCTCAAGAAATTGTGGATGTGTTTCAAGGTGAGGGTTTCTCACCGAAAGATTGGTGGCAGCAAACTTCTGATAATCACATGTTTGGTGAGGTGTTAAGAGATTCAGGTGTGGACCTTCCAGGTCCATTAGATTTCGCTTTAGGTTTAGGGCTAGACATAGCGACTGATCCTTTGACTTATTTCGCTGGGGCTGGTGTGGCTGCGAGGTTAGCTAAAGCAGACGATGTTGTTCTTGCTTTAAGGAAAGCTGGTAATGCTGCTGAGGCGGTAGGTAACGCTGTTGACGCTAATAGACTTTTTGATGCTGCTGAGAGGGTTAGAAAAACTCGCAGTGTTCTTTCTGCTGGTAAAGCTTTGGATGATATCGGTATGAGTGCAGGGGCTAGGTTGACACTTCCTGGCACTGGGCGTCTTGGTCGAAACATTATTGAGAAGCCTTTGGATTTTGTTACTAGAGGAAAGTTTAGTTCTAAGTTCGATCAGCGTAGAGCTAAACAGTTAGCTGATCTTGTTGTTAATGGTGCTGAGGATGTTGGCGGTCAACAGTTTGTCAGAAAATATTCGGATGAGATCGCTGGGATGATGAAAGCGATGCGTCAGGGTGATGATGCTGTTGAGGCTGCTATAAAAAATATTGATAATCCTGCGGTAGCTGCGGTTGTTCAAAGAGCTGCTGCTGTTGGTAGAAAAATGCCTGTTGAGACTGGCATTAAGATGCCTTGGTCTACGCCTCTTGTTGCGGCTATTGCTATGACTCCTGGTAAGGCTATGCGGGCTGCTACTCAGAAAAAGATTGTTTCTACTTTGGATGAAGCTTTGAATACTAGGGCGCCTATTAGGGCGTTGAAGCTTAGTGATGATCCAGATTTGGGGTTGGCGGGTATTTATATTGAGCGTGCTGGGAACATGGGTGAGGTTGCTTCTCGTCGTATGGAAACTACTTTAACTAATTCAGCTAAACAGGTTCTTGAGGAGGCTAAGAAGGCTGGGATCAGTGATGATGATTTGTTGCTTGGTTCTGACATGAAGTATTTCCTTGATGATGGGTCTGTTAATCCTAATTTGCCTGCGTCTATTGTTGCTGCTGGTGAGGCAGGTCGGGCTGTTCATGCTTTGTCTGTACAGTTTTGGGATGATGCTCGGACTGTGTTTAATGACATTGTTGGGTTTGAACGTTTACAACCGATGATTGGTGATTTGTATGCTGCACGTTTTTTAACTGATGAGGGTGCTGATCTGGTTAAAGGCACAAGTAATGCGGATCAGTGGACGAGTGGAAGGTTGTTTGGTGACACTTTTGAACCTCGTACTTATGTTACTCCTTCTCAATTTGCTAAATATGCGTTAGATGAAGGTGAAGCTGTTGCGGCTAAAAAATATAAGACCAGTTTCATGGGTCAAAAATTGTATGACACGGCGGATGCTGGTGGTGCTTCTATCAGAAAACAAATGCAAGACATTGGTGACCGTTTAATGGGACCAAAGTTTCTTGATCCTTTTGAAACAGATTTTGTTTCTGTCGTGGAGCGTTACATACGCAACATGGGGCAAGGTGCGCGTATGGGTGTGTTTACCAGACAGATGGAAGACGCAGGGATTATTGTTCGTGATGGTGTGGCACGTGATCTGATGGATCGGTTGTCTACTTTAGTTGCCCGTGAAGGGCAAAGCGCTAAGAAAGTCGCACGTTTTACAAAATCTGCAAGGAACGCAGATAAGCAAGCTAAAAGAGCCGCTGAAGGCGGCACTCCTAAACAACGTGCAACTAGAGAAAGGTTAGATACTTCTGTAGCAAGTTTAGAAGATGAAGCTGATGAGCTTCTCAGTTTGTTAAATAATCTTGAAAGCAGATACGCACCTGATATTACTGACAGTATTAGAGGAACGCTTCGGTCTGGTTATGTTGAGGAGTTAACCGAGATGCAAGCTCAAGCTTCTCTCATAGGGCAAAGACTTGAAGCTGTTAAGAAGTTAAGAAACCTTCTTAAAGGTTTAAGCGCAGGTGATGTCGCTGATCCTTTTGCTTTCAGCATGTTGGATGAGACTATTAAAGCTTTGGAAGATGCTTTAACTTCTTTCAATTCTGGTGCTGCTATTTCTGCTTTAGATGATGAGACTGCTGTGGCAGCTCAACGTTTATTGGATTTGTTTTCAGGTGAAAAAGATTTAGGTCCTTTACAGTTGGACATGTTTCCTACTGACGCTCAGAAAGCTAAACAGTATAAACGTTTCAACGAGTTTCAAGAGAACTTCGATCAAGTTGAGGAGTTGGATGAACTTTTAGGTGCTTCTGAAATCATTGCTGGTACCGATATAGCTTATATTCAAAGGCAAATGGATGACCTTATTGGTGAAGTGAACACGCTTGTTAGAACAATAACTGATGACATTACTGGTGTTCCTGCTGCTGCACGTTTAGCGGGAAGAACTATTGATGAGCAGGAGCAACTGCTTTTACGACAGCAAGCTGAGGTGGCTGGTTCTTTAGCCACCAACTCCCGTGAACTTCAAGATCTTATGGATTTTTTAGCTAACAGAGAAGCTGCTTGGATTAGGCGTGGGGTTGATAAAGCTGAGAGAGCTGCTGAGGAATACACGATTCTTCAAGAGATAAGAACTCGGTACATGAACATTCGTAAAGAGATTGAAAATGCTCGCAGGTCGGGTTCTTTGAAAGACAGGATTAGTGCCGCTGAGTCTCAAGAGGAAGCTATTAAACAGTTGAACAATGAAAGAAACCTGTTGGGTTTCCAAGTTGATTACAACGAGGCTCTCACTAACCAGATGACAGGATGGTTTGAAGGTTTTTCTGGGGTGAACGCTGGTGAGATGGGTGAGCTTTTCCAAACTGCTTTGGAAGCTGCGGCGAAAGTTAATAACACTACTGCCATGAAAGGTTTTCTAAAAAATTATGGCGGGCTTGTCAACTGGTGGAAAGCTAATGCTGTGTCCACTCCTGGTTTCGTTTTACGAAACGGTATGGGTGGCACTTGGATGAACGCTCAACTCGCTGGTGTTGAGATGGGTACTCACACCAAAGTTGTTGGTATAGCTAGAGCTGCTATGAAAGCTGGTAATGGTGACATGTTCACTGGTATTAACAATCTAATAGCGGATGGCAAATCGATAAATCTTAATAACGTTTTTGGGACTGGTCGTAAAGTTTCTCTCAGAGAGCTGAGAGTTTTTAAACAAATGGTGGACAGCGGTTTAGCTTCAGGCGGTCAGGCTTGGTCTGAGGTTTCCGATGTTGCTGGGACTTTAGCTGGTAGCGGCATATTAGGAAATGTCGGTGGGAATCTGCGGCCTTGGTCACCTGATTTTGTTTTGTTTCGTTCAGTGAGGAACGCTAACGAGAAGATGGAGTTCATGCTTCGTGGTGCTATAGCGTTCGATCAGATGGCTTACAAGGGTAAGTCTATTGATGAGGCTTGGGATTCTGTGAGGAAATATCATTTCGATTACTCTGATCTGACTGATACGGAACGTCGAATAAAAATGGTTATCCCATTTTTGAAATGGCAGAAATCTGTGTTGCCTGTTTTGATCGAGTCGATAGGTAAGAACCCTAAGGCTTGGGGCAGGTTGCAGCAGTTTAAAGGTGAGATGGAGTTAACTTCTGAGGAAGAAGGTATGGTTCCTGACTATTTCGGTGAGTCTTTAGGTATCAGGTTGCCTTTCGAATGGCAAGGAAGCCGTGTTTACGCTTTGCCTGATTTGCCTTTTAAGGATTTAGCGAGATACACGAAGGAACCTACTTCTCCTGTGAGGACTTTCGCTGAAGCTGCTATTCCTTTCGTGAAGCTTCCTGTTGAGATTTGGTCTGGTAAACGAACGTTTGCTGATATTCCTTTTTCTGGAAGGTACCAGCAGGTTCCTAATTCTTATTCGAAAATTCCTGGTCTTATGGAAACGTTGGAGTTGTTTGGAAAGACTGGTGGGATTGGTGCGGTTAAGAATAAAAAGGGTGAATGGAAGATGAGGGATCGTGACATTTACATTTTGGATCAGTTCTTACCTGTGTTTGGTCGGCTTAGAAGATTGTTTCCTAATGAGGAAGCTAAACAACGAAGGCTTACTACTACGTGGTTGTCTACTATGACTGGTACTGGTTTGCGTGTTAATGATTCTGTTGAGAAACGTAACGCTTGGTACAAGCTGCAATCACAAATGGCTAAAGACTTGGAAGATATGCAGGATATAGCTGCGCGTGAGGTGTAACGGGACAACCTGACTTCTTTATATGAAGTATGTCTCACGGGAACAGTGGGATGCGATAGTTCCAAGAGAGAACTTGCGTCCACTTAAACCCAAAAAAGTTAAAGGGATGGTCGTGCATCACACGACAGGTCCCGCTATTGAACCACATATTATGATCCAGTCTCACGACAAGTATCACAGGTGGACAAGAGGTTGGTCTGGCGGGTTGGCTTACAACTGGTTGGTTTCTGCTGATGGTCAGATCTTTGAAGGTCGTGGTTGGAATCAAGGTGGAGCTACTAAAGGGTGGAATCATCGTTCGGTTGCGGTTTGTTACATAGGTGATAGTAATGAGCATTTTTCTGAGGATGGAAAGAAAGCAATGTTGGAAGTGTTTAACAATGTTCGTGCCACTTATGGGGAAAAATTGTGGATAAAAGTTCATTCAGATTTTAAAGCTACTGATTGTCCTGGATCGAATCTTCGCAGTTGGGTTAAACATGAGGCACCTGATCTGTTGTCTGAGGTGTCTGACGCGCGCGCTGAGAAGCCTTTAGTTGGCTCCGAGTTCGATGCTCTAGTTGAGTTCTTTAAAGCTCTCAGAATGGCTGTAATCGCGTCTCCGTTGAAGCGTTGGTCTAGAAGCAACAACCATTTTTGTGTGTTGGCAGTGCAAAATTCTTTAAAAGCAAGAAAGTTTGATGCTGGTCCTGTGGATGGCAAGTATGGGCGTAAAACTAAGGCTGCTGTTAAGGCTTTTCAGAAGACACGTTTCCTTCCTAGTAATGGGGTTGTTGGTGCAGCTACATGGGATGAACTGTTTCCTGCTTAGTTGACGGGACAGGGTGAACATTGTTTAGGAGGCATTTTTATGGCAAGAGGTAAAGACATAGGCAGTTCTTTTCAGGACACTTTTGGTTCTCAAGATGAGCAGCCTTTCAACTCGACGTCTTCTTTCAACATGTGGGAGATTTCCCAGAAAGCTAAGAAAGCTGCCGCATTTCTTCGTAACACTAATTTGGGCAACGCCAATAGTGGCGGACGTCCTTTCGGAAAGTAGGTAGCTGTGAAAGACGGCGAGATAATGAACCTTGTAAACGCTGATGAAGTTTTAGTAACTAGCGTTGAACGTCCAACAAGCAATCTTGGCTTTATGGATGATGGTGCTATTAGACGAATGGGCTCCAAAATGAGAGCCAAGTTCGATCTCGACGACTAATGCCTCTAAAACGAGGGTCGTCTAGTGCGGCTGTCGCTCAGAATATTTCGACTCTAATCGCAGAGGGTAAGCCACGTAAACAAGCTGTGGCTATTGCTCTCTCTAAAGCTGGAAAGGGTAAAAAATGAAACCAGTGAATTTTAAAGATAGTTTAAACAGGGCGGTATGGACAGCAGTTCAGTCAGCGTGTGCCGTTTTCGTAGTGACTGATTTGTCAACCGCTAAAGCTGCTGCTGTGGCTGTAGCTGGAGCGGTATTAGCTGCTGTTAAAAGTTTTGCTGCTGCACAATTAGCTAAATAGTCATGCCTCCCCTCGATATGGAGAAAGCTTGGGCTGATTTTTTAATTCAGCAGGGCGAAGATATCGAGGAGTACATATCAGACGAGCTTAATAAAAGCAGGGAAACGTTTTCTTTCCAAGATGGTTCTCATGCCAAGTGGATTGATTCTAAACAAGTTGGGATTCTTTTAACGTTCTCTGTTGATGAGCTAGCTAAAGTTTTAGCAGCTTGGGATGAAGCGTATGAGAATCATAATGACTTCGCTGCTGACTTTATTATGCAGTGGTTTTCTCAAGTTATGAATCTTTTGGAACGTACCGCTGAAGCTCCTCTTGATGAAATGGGCTTAGAATAGGGGTTTTCCCAAGGTACAATCACCCCACTCGGTTGCTGGGAACGCCTTAGGAGGGCTGTACGGCGGAGCTTTTTTAGGAAATTAGTGGAATTTCCATTAAATCGTTCTTAACCATCACTCCGATGATGCAATAGCCGCATAGATCCAACAGGGTGTCTCGGATGGTTTCTTCTTCAGGGTTTACTTGAAGCTGCTCAAGGTTTTCTAAACGCGCGAACTTATCTGAGATGCGTATAAGGATACCTAACGTTCCGAAAGCGAGAATGTTGTAAGGCCCATACCATGATTGCTTTAAAGCTATTAGAGATATCAGCTCGGAATCTTCTATTGGTATCTCTGCTCTTTTTTGTGTAGCTGTGTAAACGTCAGCTAACCATTCATGTGTTGGTGCTTTTTCAGGGAATAAAGATCTTTGATCGTCTATCAGTTCTTTCAAAGAATTGTTTTGAGTGCCTAAAGCTTGAAGACTTTGCAAAGCCCAATGTGCAGCGTCTTGCCATGATTTGATGTTTTCTTTTTTCATTTCAATCTTTCTTTTATTATCGGGTTGTCTTCCAGCTCAAGTCTGAGCTGCGCTAAGAGAGCATCTCTGCGTCTAGCTAATGTTGTTTTGGGAATATCTAGTACGCGAGCAACGAACCTGAGGGAAAGTTTTGCTACGAACAAAACTTCAAACAGCCATCTTTCTTTTTCGGGTAGTGAATCGATTGCATCTGCGAGCAGTTCTCTGAGTACGTGTGCTTCTTCAATGCTTATTTCTGGTTCGTCGAAAGGTTTAGATTCCATAAGGGCGTGAAACTCGTTAGCTGGTTGGTTTCTTTTTTTCCCTGACATCCATGAGAAATCGTTAGGGTCATGGGCTTGTGTGTTCCGATCATTTATTTCCATCAGAACTCCAAGGCAGTACCCCTGGAGTGAATCGAAGGTAAGGTTTACTTCCTTCGTCGTATGAACTTAACGTGGCTTTCTGGCCAGCTAATTTCAGGAAATCGTTTAATTCGATTTCGCAATAGTCGTCCTTGAGGGACGAATAGAAGAACAGGTGGACAGGCAGATGCGTTTGCCAATGAAACAATCCTCCTATTTTTTCGATCTTTACTTTGAGAGCTGTTGAGAAGCCTTGAACTTCAACAAACCTTGCGGGGGCTGTCCCGTGTATGTAATCGGGTGCGTATCTGAGTATGGGTGGGATGTTTCTTATAGGAAATCTTGGAAGGTTAAACCCGAATCGTTCCGATTCATCTCCGTATACTTCTTCGTACACGCCTTCAGCTTGGTCCCCCATTCCGCTGGTCATTCGCTGTGACCAGTTCTTCTTATGAAATTCTGTCAATGGAGCTCTCCTAAGCTCCCCCGCTTATTGTTTACGAATTAATAATTTCTGCACCCATTTGTCATCTGGGTATGCGATCTCGTTTAAGGCGTCAAGTACACCTTTAGCGATGTTGTCTAAATCTCCGCGCACTTTCGATTCTTCAGCTTCTAGTTCTGTGATGTAAACGATCATCTTTTTGGGTTTGATTGTTAAGTTGATCGACACTGGTCCTTCAAACATGGGGCCTTTGTAGTAGCTGGCAAATTCTTTTTCGTACTCTTGGTATGTTTTTGGGGTGTAAGCATAACCTCGTTTGGTTATTCGTGGTCTTGGTTTAGCTCTTGGTTTCATTGGTATAACGAAACGGTATGTTTTTCTTTTCAAAGAAGGGTTCCTTGTGCAATCTCAGCTTGTGTTCTTCTGACTAGCTCAGTTATACGCCAAGCCCCGTCAGCACGTTTGCTGTATTTTTGCCCCCATCTAATGTCGCACTCTGCGACAAGTATTTCTACATCTGTTGAATGAAACCTTTGACGCAGTAGAGAAGCTGCGAAAGCGACAAGCATTGAGCTTCTGTCTTGCCCCGCTTTGGGTCCTTTGTCCCATATTTCTTTAGCTATCTTCCCGAAGGTGTCTGTGTGTCTTGTTCTAAATGCGTCTGTTTTAATTATTGATGATTTAGGTCGAACATATCTGTCAGCTAAGACTCTGAGATTTTCATTTAAAGCTGCTGTTTCGTATGCTTCGTTTACGAAATCTTCTAATGGTATTTCTTTCAAATCAGAATCGACTACAACTTGCCTACCAGGAGTTCTGCTTTGGGGGTAAGCGAGACGTAAACCGTTTCCGTATCCGCCTTTAGCTGATGTTTGCTTAGGGTATATTTCTGTTGTGGGTGCAGCTACTATTTGGCAAGCAGCCAGCATCGCGTATCTTGCTGTCTCGGCGGGAATCTCAGAAGTTAAGTAGACAAGAGTGTGGGCGCCTTTGGATCGTGACAGTTCAGTCCATGCTTTGATACCGAATTGTTCTAAAACTATTTCTAAGTTAGCTGCATGTATTAGAGAGTCGTGGTCCCCTACGTCTAGGTCAACTCCGCACCATTTAACTGTGTCGTTTTCTGTCAGCGGGTAAACACCTATTGCTTGATGGTGGTACAAGTGTTCTACTACTGCGTTGTAAAACGTTTTTCCGTTTGCGGGTATGGGTTTACCTTCAGGTGTTTTAGCTGGTCTGAAAGTTCCGTCTGCGTCTGAGGTGGCTAGTCTTCCTCCTTGGTTTAGGGCTGCGAACTTTTGAACAATATCCATCTACTCGTCCCTCGGTGTGTGCATTGGTGAATAGATGCGAACAACGTGACAGCAAGGGTCTTCACCATCCATAAAAGATTCTGATTCTTCTAATGTGTAAGGGGGGTCATGTGTTGTACAACCAACATCGGAACAGAAACCTTTGTCGTAACCAACTTTAATCCATTCCCAGAAGTCCATTAAAATTCTTCCCAGTCTCTATCCTGCATGTCGTGAACACTGGGTTCTCTTATCCTTCCGCTGTTAGGATCAAGAACCATTTCAATATCTATGAGCCTGAATGGTGGACGTTTGTTTTTACACAAACTCAAATTGATTGAATCAACAAACCGAATCTGATCTTGATGAGAAAGATCTTCACGATCTTTCTGCCTGTAACATTCTAAAACTGCGACAGCTTCAGACTCTCCGCCGAAACGCCCAGCAGATATCCCCCCTGCTGTGCCACGTTTTGATGCGCCACGCCCTATTTGGTGCAACAAAACTAAAGGAACGTCAGCTACCTTCGCGAAACGTTTAGCTTCCTGAGCTTTATGAGCAACACTGTTAGCATCAGCGGAATCTCCAGGCAATAACTCAAGGTAGTCCATTACCACTGCGTTAGCTGGAGCGTTCCAATAACTTTGAGCCTCATCCATAGCGCTCAACATTTGAGAAAAAGTTAAAGACTGGTCGCAGATAAGAACTCTGTCTAGCAAACCTCTGCAAGCATTTTCGAACTCTTGAACGTGAGCAACGTCTCCTTCTCGAATAGCTTTCTCTGTCTCAGCAGAGTTTCTTTGAAAAGCAATCGAATAAAGTTTCGCTATAGCTAGCTCTCTTGGTTCATCAGGTGAAAAGATGACAGCTCTAAAATCTGATGACCTTTGCAGGTTATGTATCACAGAGTTGTAAGCAATAGTGGATTTACCCGAATGGGTTTTACCAATGATTAAGAACATGTCTCCACGATCTAATCCTCCTGGCATACAAATATCTATCCCTTTAAAGCCTGTTTGAAATGACCCTTCGCTGGTCAGATAGTTGGCGTAAGAGTTAGCTGCATCTATTGATGGTTCAAAGAAGCGAGGTAGAGATCGCGCAGGGGTAGAAACAGGTATCAAGTGGGGGGGATCAGCGTCAACCGTGATCTCAACTCTCTGCGCGACCTCATCGCTCGTTAAAAGCTTGGGTTCCATTTAGGTTTCAGTCAAATGCTTGGATGAAAGCGTAAGACTCCCCACAACTTTTTTCAAAAGCTGTTCTCAAATCGGAAAGATCTTCAGGGATATCACTAACCCACATAGCAAGATCTTTTTTCTTCTTGTTTCTAAACGGTGGTGCTTTAGGTGAGGATTCACCTGAGATGATTTTGGGTCTATTGTC